ATATAGAATCCCATATAAAGAATCCAATCAGAAAATGAAAACTGATTGGATTCCTATGTGGAAAGAAGAGTATGGTAATGACATAGCTCACATTAATGAACTAGTTGCACGCCATTTATTATATCAAATATCAGAAGATTTGTTTGGTGGAGTTGAAGAAATAGAATTTGCAAATAAATCTAAAAATCCTACAAATCATTTTCAAATGAATATGTATTTAGGTGATGTAATTTTATGGACTAGTCCTTTTATATACGTTGACAACAATCATAAAGCTATCGCCAGACGATCTGAAATTAAAGTTTTAAATAATGATTATGATGATATAGGGGTGCTAAAAGAAGACGAATCACTCAATAAATGGTTTAAACGCTCTGGCACACCAGGTAAAGAGGGTGGTTGGGTTGATTGTAATGCACCAATCAGAAAAGATGGTAAAATAACAGGATATAAATCTTGTGGTAGAAAAGAAGGAGAAAAACGTTCAAAATATCCTTCATGTCGTCCAACTCCTGCAAAATGTAAAGATAAGGGTAAAGGAAAAACATGGGGTAAAACCAAATAACATACATATAATAAAATGAAAATAATGTTGCATAAATTGGTTGTCGGCTTAACCTTAATATTTAAAACTATGAAAAAACTATTTAGCCGTACGTCTTTAATCATGCAGATCTTCCAAGATGATAAAGGCAATTACTCCAGCAACCGCTTTGTTGGAATTATGTGTGCATTATCGCTTTGTGTAACTATGTATCACAACCAATTCACTACAGAAGAATTCGCTCCTGCTCCTATGTTGATTCAATCAGTAGCAGCATTAGCTTTTGGTGCTTTAGGTTTGGGTGCAGCAACTCGTATCTTTAAAAAAGATAAAGACCAAGAATAAATTTATTACATTAAATAGTTATGTCAAGACCATATAGGGATATTTTCTCATCAAACAATACTATAATAAGAGAGTTTGGAGATGATATAGACCCTATTGAACTTATGTGGCATAGGGATCTTAAATCCCGTATCATTACTGTACTGGAAGGGCAAGATTGGTTTTTTCAGCATGATAATTGTATACCTGTTCGACTTGAAACAAATACCCACATATTTATACAGGAACAAACTTACCATCGTTTAATTAAAGGACAAGGAAAACTAATATTACAAATACAAGAACTATGAAAATTACTAGACAAGAATTTACAAAAGCAATCAGAGAAGAAATCATTGAGATGTTATCTGGTGATAACCTGATGGATGAAGCCACAACTAAACCTGAGGATACTATTAAAATAGTTAAAGAGGTAGATGAAGAAGAAAATAATTCTTTTCCACCCCCCGGTGTGGGAAGTTTCGTTACAATCCCAATTAATTTAACCACAGACCCCATAAATAAGCAAGGTGAAAAAGGTGAGGTAAAATTTATCGATAATGATGGTAATTTTTATATATTATTTGATGATGGCCTATTAGGAGCTTACCAAGGGGATATATTTGATCTTCAAGAAGGAGTTAATTTAAATGAGGAAGATGAAGATGAGATGGATAAAAAAGCAACTAAAGCTGCTTCATCTGGTAAAAAAGATTCAATTATCTCATTAGCCAACCAACTCGTTAAAGTTGCTACTGAAATGAAGTCATTAGCTAAAGAATACAAATCAGCTAAAGAAGGTAAAGAAACTGAAAAAGAAAAAGAAATTTTATCTAAATTAAAAGAACTTACCGCTCAAAAGAAAAAACTTGAAGCTAAATTAAGCTAATAAAAATATGCCTACTGACATAAAAGACATAATCCGGCAGGAGTATGTTAAGTGTGCGAGTGACCCCGCTCACTTCATGCGAAAATATTGTTACATCCAGAATCCAACAAGAGGAAGAGTTTTATTTAATTTATATCCCTTTCAGGATAAAGTTTTAAACTTATGGAAGGATAATCCTTACTCCATAGTTTTAAAATCTCGTCAGTTAGGTATCTCAACATTGGTGGCAGGATATTCTTTATGGTTAATGTTATTCCATAAAGATAAAAACGTATTATGTATAGCCACTAAACAAGAAACAGCCAAAAACATGGTTACTAAGGTAAAATTCATGTATGATAATTTACCTTCTTGGCTTCGAATCCCAGCAGATGAAAAAAATAAATTAACATTACGATTATCAAACGGTTCCCAAGTCAAAGCAGTATCTGCTGCCTCAGATGCAGGTCGTTCAGAAGCCGTATCTATGTTAATTATAGATGAGGCTGCCTTCATTGATGGTATTGATGAAATATGGGCATCTGCTCAACAAACTTTAGCAACGGGTGGGGGAGCAGTTGTATTATCAACTCCATATGGTGTTGGTAACTGGTTCCATAAAACCTGGGCTAGAGCCGAAGCACAAGAAAATGACTTTTTACCTATTAAATTACCTTGGTACGTACACCCAGAACGAAATGATGAATGGAGAAAACGTCAAGATGAACTTTTAGGTGACCCTAAATTAGCGGCCCAAGAATGTGATTGTGACTTTAACACATCTGGTGATATTGTATTCCATTCTGAATGGATAGACTTTATATCTCAAACCTCAATTCAAGAACCTATTGAACGTAGAGGAGCAGACAGAAATTTATGGATATGGGAACCTGCTGATTATTCAAGAGAATATATGGTAGTAGCAGACGTAGCTAGAGGAGACGGAAAAGACTACTCAGCATTCCATGTAATGGATATTGAAAGTAATGTTCAAGTAGCAGAATTTAAAGGACAACTACCTCCAAAAGAATTTGGATATTTCCTAACAGGTATAGCCACTGAATATAATAACGCTTTACTTGTTGTAGAAAATTCAAATATTGGATGGTCAACTATTGACGCTATTATTGAAAGAGGATACAGGAATTTATATTATGCCCCTAAATCTGAAACACATACATACGAATCATATTTTAACAAATACGAATCATCCTCAAATACAGTACCTGGATTCAGTATGAATCTAAAAACACGTCCTTTAATAGTAAATAAATTTAGAGAATATATTGGTGATAGATCAGTGATTATTCGATCTAGACGTTTACTAGAGGAAATGAAAGTATTTGTATGGAAAAATGGAAGACCTGAAGCCCAAACTGGGTATAATGATGACCTTGTTATGTCATTTGGTATAGGAATGTATTTAAGAGATACATCTTTAAAGTTTCAACAACAAAGCCTAGACTTATCTAGAGCAGCCCTCAACAACATATCAAGCAATAAATATGGATATTCTGGCGCCTATTCAGGTCATAACAACCAAAATCCATATAATATGAATGTAGGAGGAAAAGATGAAAGTATTCGTTGGCTTTTCTAAAATTTTTTCTTATCATATATGACATACGTATAACATATGGCAGACAAAAGACTATTTCCTAGATTAAAAAGATTATTCTCCACAGACGTAGTAATACGAAATGTAGGGGGAAATCAACTCCGTGTAATGGATATTAATAAAATCCAACAATCAGGAGAACTTGAAACAAACTCATTAGTAGACAGATTCAATAGAATATATACGAATCAGCCAACTTCAATTTACGGCCAACAATTTAACTTTAATTATCAGACATTACGTCCAACATTATATTCTGAGTATGATGCTATGGATACAGACGCTATTGTAGCCTCTGCTCTTGATATTGTGGCAGATGAAAGTACATTAAAAAATGACTTTGGTGAGGTACTTCAAATTAGAAGCTCAGATGAAAATATTCAAAAAATTCTATACAATTTATTTTATGATGTATTGAATGTTGAATTTAATCTTTGGCCATGGATTAGAAATATGTGTAAGTATGGAGATTTTTTCTTAAAACTAGAAATCTCTGAAAAATTTGGAGTATATAATGTTATTCCATATACTGCATTCCATATTGAAAGACAAGAAGGATACGATAGAGAAAATCCATCATCAGTGAGATTCATTTATACTCCTGAAGGATTTGCAGCTAGTGGATACGGGTATTATAATTTACCTAAT